GAATTAGGTCTCTTGAGACTTAGGTAGTAAGCAAGACCTACAGTGAGACAGGGAAGAAATCTGAAAGGAACATCTGCATTTTCCAGAGCACTTCTGTTAACATCTTTCAGACGCTTCATTCTGTACTGTCTAAAGGTATAGGTATCTGCTGCATCAGGAACAGGAAAGACATATATCTTCATGTTGTCTCTGCCTTTAAGGCTGGCAAACTGAGTAGGTCTTCCTGCTGTAGCTTTGTTGGTGATAGCTTCGTATTCTTCGTAAGACATACGGTTCATCTGAAAGTCATTAGAGTTAGAAGACAACCTGATGTACCCGTTGAGAACATCTACTGTGTCATCGTCTAGAGTATACTCAGCTACGTTCTCAGTCAGAACAGTAGACTTTATATCTGTACCCCAGAGAAGGACGCCCCTGTTCTGCCAATCAGTAAGCAAAAGATTAAGAGAACGTCTGGCAGTGATACCATCATTACCTAGTTCTGGCTCTCCTCCTATCATGGCAAAGGCTTCTTCTATCACCTCGTCTATAAAGAAGGTAGCGTCAAAGTCTGATGTAGTTGCAACTGCCATGACTTATCTATTCCTCATCCACGCTGGTTTCACAGGACCACCCACAGCATACTCAATAGGACCTCCTCCAGCATACTGAGCAGGTTTAGATTTCATATAAGGCACACGCCTACCAGAAGGTAGCTCCTGCGTTACCTTAACTTTCTTTGATCCAAAAGGTTTTACCGTGAGGTCAAATTTTTCAAAAGCCATTAGGACCTATACCTTTCTTTTGATTCTTTTAATAAGGGATCTGAGCTATGTTGTAGAACTGTGTCTAGCTTAGAGTCCATTCTTTGTATTAAAGTTTCTACTCTGTTACTCTTGTCTATCAGAGCAATTATAATTTCATCTTGACTCTTTAGCGCGGTTGCTACATCTCTAAGCATAAAATGCAAAAGTTTCCAAGCTGCTGCACCCGCTCCTATGGTGGCAACTATGGCAAGCCCGTAATCTGAAATAGCCTGAAATACACTAAAGTCCTCCACCATTCATATCCTTTCTATTCTCCAGTTGGTTGTGTACAGTCACACCCCCCTTCTTTAGAACAAGAACAATCATCACACCCTGTGCATTGGCAAGAGGGGTTGCCGCACGCTTTCTCTGTTGTATATTCGTCAGACAATGTTTGGTCCTTTCCTTGCAGCCCCATAACCTTGACCAGTGGGCCTACCTACGATTGCATCCAACATCTTTGTAGAAGTCGGAGGATTCTGGTCTATATCCTTTGAAGTTTGTGGTTTATTAAAAGCTTCTAGTTTTTTTTCTTTAAGTGTTTCAGCCATGATTAAAATCCTCTCTGTGCTGCGCCTGAACCTCTACCAGAGAAGCCGCTGCGTTTACTACGGTTCATACCTTGGGTCTTCATCTTACCTCTTCCGGGTCTGCCCCCTGCTTTTTCTCCATCACTCAGATCAAAGTCTTTATCCATTTGCTCTTGAGTGGCGTACTTAATACCATATTTTCTAGAGAAGTCTCCTAGGCCAGTACCCTTTTTACCATAGAACTTATAACCAGTATCTGTATCTTTAGCTTTAGATTTTTTAGCTTTAGGTTTAGATGTAATTTTAGGTGATGAAGTAGGATCTGGTTGATAACCACTTATCTTATTAACACTAGATTCTTTGTTTACTTTAGGTTTAGTAGTATCTACTTTTTTATTTTTAGGCATAGGATCTACAGAATCATATAACCGAGATCCTACGTTTGCCGCTCCTGCAGCTGCTCCAATACCTAAAACTCCTTTAGCTGTTGTACTAGGTTTTCCTTTAGGAGTTACAAAAACAGATTTAGATTCTCCCCTTTTTGATCTGCCTACATCTCTGGCAACTTTTTCAACAACATTAGGTTTTCTGTACTTTCCTGTTTTAGTAACAGCTGTTCCTCCTCTGGAAACATTTTTAATATTTTGAACAGGTCTACTCTCTTTTACCTGTTTAACAGCTTGCCCCACTGTTGATTCTACCTTAGAAGGTTTTTTAAACTGTCCAGTATTCGCCCTAGTTGGTTGTTTTCTAGACACTCTACCAATATTTTTACCAACTCCTGCTAGTTTTGTAGCAGCTTTGCCTATAAGTTTACCAGCAAGAGGACCTCCTACTACTGAAGCAGCTAACTTTCCCGCTGCCTTTTTTTGCCTAGCAGTAGGAACATTAGCTTGGCCCTTTACCTTTTGTTTATTACCATCTCTAATAGATTTATAAGGGTCTGGTTTTTTACCCAACGCTGCAGAACTTCCTCTTTTTTTTCTTTTATCATAATCAACTGGAACTGCCATAATTAATTACTCCCTGCAATAAGTGTATTAGGACCACCAGCTGGACTTGTGTTAAGCTGCATGTCATCCTGTCTACTTCTTCTGGCTCTGTTTCTTAACCTGTCTATCTCTCCTTGGTACTCTTGTTGCCACGCCTGAGTTGTGTTAAAGCTTTTCATAAAGAGAGAAGCTTCTATCATGGTGGCAAAGAAGAGCGCATTCTGACAGTGCTGCGTAAAGTAGTTGGTAGGACTTGCAGATGTAATAGTTGTAATCTGTGCAATGAATCCTATCTGAGAGTCTACCGTGGCAGAAGGTGTAGGCGCTACTCTGATTTCTGTGTTAGTCTTAAAGCCGTAGTACCTAGGTGTACCTGTGGAAGCTGAAACTGGCCAGTAGTCTAGCATATACTCATAGGGTCTATGCTTCAACTGAGTTCTGGAACCACTGACCTCTATGGTAAAGGTCTTGATGATCTCTCCACCACTAGGCACAGATACTTCTGCAGTTCCAGAAGATACAGCTACACTGGCGTAAGAGACAAGACCCTGATCATCTAGGTCATTCATCATCTTATCCTGTGCTCTCTGTATCATATTAGGAAGAGCACCTAGAAACTCTGAGCCATCATTCTCAGTGGTCTCTACAATTGCGCTGACAAGAGAGTTAAAATCCATCTGGGTTAGCCATAGTAAACGTAAATTTTACCACCGTCACTGATACCAGCAACAGAGACATTACCTTCACACCTTACCCCATCATCCCCTATGTAAACATTATCTGCTGTATTGGCAGTTAAGGCAGGTTGTTTGATCACAACACCTTTCTTGTCTCCAATTACAATTTCAGAGGCAACGGTGACGGCAAAAGTATAAAGCCTGATTCTGGTATCTGCCAGAGTTACACTGGACTTGGCATCAACCATGAGGCCATTACCTCCTGCACCACCTTCTACCTGTGCAATTTTAAGTGTAGTTGTCATTTATTTTTCTCCTAAAAGAAAGGGGAGAACCATCTCCTGATCCTCCCCCTATTATAGATCAAAGCTGTTGGCTTTCCAAGGTTCAGCTTATTACTTCTCTTGCATTGCAGAGATATAGTCAACCGTAATTGTATTAGCAGCTGCTTCACCTGTAAGCACCGCAACAATAGGAGCCATATCTTCGTCTGTGACAAGATTAGTACCTGATACCACACTTAGGGTAGCAACATGAACATCGTCAGTGTACACTTTGATATTACTAAAACCGTCAAAGTGATAGCCTAGTTTTACAAAGGTATCGTCTGTCATGGAAGCAACTGCCGTGACAGAGGCAGAAACAATTGAACCTGACATATTTGTTTCAGAGACCAGACGAATAGCTGTACTCTCATCATCACACTTAAACGTGATAGAGTCTGAAAGACCCGCAAAAGGAGTTGTATCCTTAATTGCAAGACCACAGAGCCAATCTGTTTGTGTGGCGTCACCTACCTTGAGGCGTGTTTCAAAGAAAGTTTCTTTGCTTTCGTCAATGTTAAAAGGTTCTACTTTTGATTGAAGGGCAACCCCGTCATTCTCTGCGTCATCTGTAGTAATTGTAAGGAAACCTCCTGCACCGTCTGTGCAAGAAATAACAGAGGCAGTATCTCCTCCACTATCTACCACAGTGATATCCCACATATTACAAGAGACCGCACCAGCTGCTCCACCATTAAAAGAAGGTGCGCCTAAATCAGCAGGGGTTACAAAGTCTGCCCAGAACGTGGTGTACTTGTTCGGGACCATTTCTTTTAAGTCACCAAACGTAGACTCTTTGGTTACGTTTGTGACACCGTTTGGAAAATGTGTAGACATAATGAACAGTCCTTTCTAAGACCAGCACCCTAGGTGCCATTCAAATATGTTGAAAAAAAAGTAGTGGAGAGGCATATCTCAGCCCCTCCACACTAAAGTACTTAGGCTCCTTGTGAACCGAAGAATCCTCTCCAGTCCGAGAAACCAAAGCTGTAACGCTCTCTAGCTTTGAAACGGAGGTTACCCGTGTCAAAGTCAGGCTCCATCTTAGTGGCAAGCGGTGCTCTTACAAACATCTTCGTTCCGTTTGGAACGTCAGTTTTAATGAAGAACGCATCCGAGTCTTGGAAACGCTTGTTCACAGAATAACCCTGTGGGATCATTCCTTGATGGTTGATAGCGTTGATGTTGTTATCAGCCGTGTTAGGTTGATACGGGCTATTCAGCACACGGTCTGCCGTGAACTGGTTCCCCGGTGCAACGTGCAGGGATACTGCATTTCCACCTACAAGAATACCACGATCATCCTTAATCGTCTGAATACTAATCAATGCTGTCTCCAACGCTGCTTCAGAAAGGTCAACCGTACCAGCGGAACCAATCAGGTTGCTCTGGTTTCCATCACCAACCGTTGGGTGGCTGGCACTGAAGAGAGGTTGTCCATCACCGCCCGTGAAGGAGGTGTTGAAACCGTTGTTGAAAACATCAGCAGCTTTAGTCTGCTTGGTGTTAGCCATGGAACGAGCAAGCCCTCTGGCACGCAGCTTGGCAAACGTGTCATACAGGTTGTCTTCCATTGCCTCTTCCGTAACTGCAAAGGCCAAAGCTATCGTTTCAGCCGTATATCTTGCAGTGTAACTTTCTTGTGCATTGTCAAACTGGACAGCAGCGCCTTCACCCTTGACAGGTGCAGTGCCGAAACCAGTGAAGAGAACCTCTTCTTCAAATGCACGGTCAGAGTTCTCTACTTCAAAGAGAACACTGTATTCATCAGCAACTTCTCCATACTCCATACCGAAAACGGCATTAAGGCCCGGCAGAAGCTGCTTGGCAATACTAGCTCTATTTATAGCCATTGTCTAAGCTCCTTTCAGGTTACGCGCCAGATGAAACACGGGTCAACTGGTGGTGGATAAGTTGAACTTCAGCGATTGGGAAAGCTGCTTCTGCTCCATTGTCAATGTCGTTACCCGGGGTATCAACAAAGTCAATGATACGGAACATAGCCGCTACACCACTTGTACGTGTTGAAATATCAAGACCAAACCCTGAACGACCAGTGAAGGTAGAACCCGCACCGAGAGTAGCTTCAAAGTTATGTTCCATGATATCACCAACAGAAGAACTGGCGTCACACTGAACTTCAAAAGTTGCTTGAGGATCATCACAAACAATCGCGTAGGCATTACTTGCAGAAGTTCCCGTGGGCCAATGTTGACGGAACTTTGGCTCACCGTCTTCTTCATAGTAACAACCCATGAAAACTCCAATAGGAGCGTTTACGTTGCCGTTACCACTACTAACGGGTTGTACGTTACCTGATCTTACATGGACCAAATCACCCGTAAAGATGTTTGATGCAAGACCAGATGCAATCCGATAGTTTCTTGTCTGCACGGTGTTAGCACCAGCAGAGTATCTACGCGAAGGAGTGAGACCGTTTAGGGCTTTAGTAGTAGTCATACTACATTCTCCTTTTTAAAGATGAGTAGAATAAACAGTAGACTCTTAATTTTGAAACTGTGGCATTCTACCCTTGGTTACAGTTGAAGTGCTATTATTTGAAATGGGCATTCTAGAATCAGAAGCTGCCATCAACTGCTGATTTACAGCGTCCATCATGGCGTTAGCTTTGTTCTGGTAATAATCATTTCTGGCCTTTGCTTTGCCACGGGGCATCTTGGCTAGAGCGACATCCCCCCGTACAACGCAGTTGGTATAGCGTCCGGTATCTAAAACAGTTGCAGAGTGTAACATTTCAGGAACTTCTTCCGGGGTTACAAATACCCAGCCTTGGGTCATCTTGTTACCTACGTTCTTGTAGTCATCATCACCTTTGAGGGAGATGCGTATCCAACGGAGAACCATGTCTTCATTGGTGAATCTGTCTACAACAGGGTCGGGAACATCTAACCAGTTAGGTTCGGTATATGTATATTCTTTCGTTTCAGTTTCCCTAGTTTGAGTTGCTCTACTATTTGCTTTACTCATCTTTAAACGCTCCTTTGTTTGCTTTTATTACGCGCATTTACCTACTAATAGGTACGTACTCACCTGCTGCACGGTCTGCCCGTGCTTTTTCAGCAGCATACTTCTCAAGAGGTATGTTCCACTTCTGAGCCATTCTTACGTCTTCTTGTGTAAGCTTGACTTTCTTAGAAGAGGAGGAATTAGTAGGACTGCGCGACTGTCCTGCTACTACCTGTTGAGTAGGTCTCTGAGCAGGGGCTTCTTCCACTGTCTGATTAAACTTGTGGGGAAACTCCTGCCTCATTCTTGAATCCACCTCACTATAAAAACTAGTGGAGGATGGATCATAACCTTCTTCTTTAAGCTGTGCGTCTATGGTTAAAGCCGCCACAGTCATAATGTTATCTGTTCCAAACCAATTGTTCTCAGGCTTTTGACTCCACTCTACAGCTTGAGGATCATACTCATTTGTCTGAGGAGCTTGCTCCTGCTGCGCCTGTACCTGCTGCTGCCTCTGTAGATCTCTTGCCTCTAGAGTTCTTTCGTACTGAGACAGTTGGTTCTTGTTCTGTTCAATGTTATTTAGCTGTACCTGAGTTTTATTTAAAATCTCTTGAGCTTCTAACATTCTTTCTTTGTCACCAGAATCATAAGCTGTCAGGTAGGACTGCTTTGCTAACTCTGCTTGTTGTGCTAACTGCTTCTCTGACTGGTCATATGTAACCTTGTGTAGATCTACAGCACTCTTATCTCTTTGGTCTATTGTTTGAAGGAACTGCTGACGCTCTGCTTCCAGCTGTGCAATACGCTCGTCCCGCTCTTTCTTCTGCTTGACAAGCTGCCTAATTCTTTTTTCTGCTCCCTTGGTTTCTATGCCATCTAACTCAGGCATCTCCTCTGGAGCTTCTGCCGCTACTGGTTCTGGGTCTGGCTGTGGTTCTGGCTCTGCTACCAGTTCTTCTGGTTCAGAACCCTCTACTTCAAACTCAACCTTTTCTTTTTTATCTTCCGGGGAGAGATCAATCTCACTCCACTCTGTTAGTTCTTCTGCTACGTTTTCTTGTTGTTCTTCTGACATATGTTCTGTCCTCTTCATAGTGTGCGAATACTAAGATTACGCTATAGTAATATAATTACCACAATTAGCTTCCTAATACAATAGTAGTATCTAAATCTTCTGGACTGTCTATCTTCATTAAGACTTGATCATCAAAGAGAAGAAGAAGCTTTACGCCCTTGTAGACAAACTTGGTACCTGACAATTTCTGGTAACATACGTAGTCACCTTCTTTGCACCATGCTCCTCCAAGAAACTTATCCTTGTCTTCGTAAGCCAGTGTGCCTACCTTGAGTACACGGCCCACCGTGGTAAGATATGCAATGTCATCCCGGGCTTGTTCAGGAAGAATAATTCCTCCTTTGGTCTTTGCCTTAATACTGACAGGACGAACCAGAATGTGATAGCCCGGAAGTTCTGGTAGAATCTCTGGATCTGGGTGTTCTCCTTCTGTGACCCATGAATCATTTTTTATAGCCCCTGCTAAATTAGGATTAATCATCGTCTAAATCATTCTCCATTCTGTTATTGACAATTCTAGTTAACTCTGTGTAGGCCCACTCAATTCCTGAGAGTGTTCCGACTATCTGCTTATATTGGTTATAGTCCTCTACTTGGCCGTCCGCAAGCAAATTCTTTAAAGCTTCTTGCTTGGTTTGGAAAGCATTCTTTATTTCTTGGAATATATCCATAACAGAGTATAACTATTTTTTTCTGGTCATCCTACGCTTTTTTTTAGAAGACCGTTTGGGAGAACGCTTAGAGGTGGACATGGCAATTGCCACCGCTTGTTTCTGATCGTATCCTTCTGATCTTAGTTTTTTAATATTAGCAGAGATAGCTTTCTTACTTTTACCGGGAGTGAGTGGCATCCTAGCTAGACCTTGATTCATAGTTTCTTAGTGCTTTTGCAACATCTTCCATTCTATCTCTTATCCCACTCCTTCCACGTTGTTTAGCTGTTCTGTATTCTTCGTTATCTAAAAATTCTTTAGCCGCTTCTTTAAACTTTCCTTGATTAATAAGCTTTCTAGTTTTAGGACTATGCCCGGGAGTCAAAGTTCCTCTGTAGTACGACTGTCCTATTTGTACCTGTAAGTCTCTAGGATATGAATCAAAGTTAGGATAAGCTCTTCTTATTTCTGGTAAGCGTAAAGCTATATCTTCTTGTAACATTATATTTGATTCTTCTTCTGTAGTAGTTGTACCTTCAGTTATAGGGTTTCCTTCTAAGTCACGGGTTCTTCCAAACCCAATGGTAAATGGATCACCTTTAACAGGTTTTCTGGCTTTGAGTATAGCAGGACCTTCATAAGATTTAATTGTTGTTGCTAAATCTTCTACAAGAGAATTAGGAGAAGAAGTTATTTCTACCTCTTCTGTTACTTTCTTCTCTTCTCCTCCTCCAGAAGAAAACATATTCCTAAGATTTTCACTGACAATATCTCCGCTCAGTACCCTATTAACATAGTCATTAACATCATCTAGACTAAAGCCAAAAGAAAAACTCTCTTCACCTTCTGGGGTAGCAGCTAGTCCTTTAGGTCTGGGTCTAGGCATAGGAGGAGGAGCCACTCGCCCACCTTCTGCTCTTCTTCTTACTGGTACTGGTGTAAGTCTACCATCTATCACCCGTGTTTGATTTCCTATAAACAAAGGATCAACTCCGAAGCCTCTAAGAATTTTATCAAATGTAGGGTTATTAAATCTAAGTGTTTCAAATCCAGTTGGGTTTCTACCAAACGCTTCTCTAAGTCTTGCTTTCTCTGCCTGTTCTTGTCTAAGCCTGTCTAATCTTCCCGTTGGTCGTCTATCAGGAACATTAGGAAATCTTTTACTTTCTCTTTCTGCCACTTGTACTCCTCCTCCTAAATTATTTTGCTCACCTAGATTTAGTAATGTTGCTATGACAGATTCTGGTACCTGCGCCAAAGGGTTAGGAGTATTTTGACCTAGGTTAGGTATCTCATCTCTTGTCTGCCTTTGTTGCCTTCTCTCTTCTGCCGCTTGGACTCTGTTTAAGTTTGAACCTAACCTCCCAAGTTGTACAAGAATATCATCTTGTCTTCTTTGTTCAGCGGTTTGTGGAGGAGGTGGAGGAGGTGGAGCAGGAGCAGGAGTAGGAGGATCAAATTGTCTGGTAATCTCAGGCAGTACAGCAGCTTCATCAATAGGTATAAGACCGTCTTGCGGAACTATTTGTAACTCTGGAGATATTAGTAAATCATCCAGAGTCAAATTGTTAAAAAAATTCTGTTGTTCAGCAAACGCCTCTGGAGAAAGTCCTGAATCTCCAGTAAAATCTATATCTCCGGGTTCTGGATTACGAATACCAGCAAACCCGTCAAAGGAACTCGGAGGAGGTGAGGATATTCCTTCTGCTTGAGCTTGCGCCACCTGCTGTTCAAATGCTAGTTGTTCAGGTGATCTCTCTGCAGAGGGAGGAGCCGCTGAAGGAAGAACTCCAGCACCACTTTCAAAGGGTACAAAATTAATAAGCCTTGTAAGAGGACCCGTTCCTGCTTGTGATCTGGCTAACCGCTCTTGAAAAGTTGCAGATTCAGGAACAAATCTACCTTGAGGTTGTGCTTGAGCAGGTGAGGCAGGAGGAGGATTAAAAGCATCAAAGGTTGTATCTGGAACAGACTGAGGTGTGGCAGGTGCTCCCTGTGCTACAGGGGTTCCTGTGCCGCTACCCACTGTTATCACCTCTGATTTGATTTCCAATGGACTGCAAAGTTTGCATAGCAGTATTAGCAGCTTTAAGTTCAGAGTCATCATCTAGCTTCTGCTTCTCTAATTCTAGTCTGGCACTGGTTTCCAGAGCCTTTAGGTTTTCTTTTCGCTCATCTGCTTCCATCTTACCTATGTTTACCACCAGATCATTCATGCTTTCCTTACCCCTGAGGTCCATGTCCATCTGTTTAAGGGCAATATTGGCAGAATCATTGGCAGCGTCCATCTCTGCTTTCTGTTTATCCAGTTCAAGCCTTTCTTTCTCTAGGAGAAGCATCTGTTGCTCTGGACTCTGGGCAATTCCCATGGCAGCGTTGGCGTTTGCCACCTCTTCTGCTGCTTGAGCCATGATCATTTCGGAAGTTTGTGGGTCATTTGCCACACCACTGGCCTGTACCATGCCAAGTACCTGCTCTTGGTACTTCATAATCATGTGATCCCTGATATTTGCGTTGAGAATGGGAACAATCTGCTTCATCATGGGATTTGCGCCCGTGGCAGGGTCCTTTAGGAAGGAAGTTTTAAACTGAATGTGCGCTTCGTGGTTCTGACCCGGGAATGCAGCTATGGGTAGGCCCTTTGTAGCTGTGATTATGTCTGCCAGCGGGTCTTGCGGCTTTGGTTTCTGCTCTGGCGGGAGGATTTCGTCCAGATTAGGGAAGTTTGCCGCTGTTAGTACCTCTCTGTAGAGGGCTGGCATGTTAAAAGTACCCGGAGGAGTCTGACTTGCCAGCTGAATGGCCAGTTGACCCAGTGCCATGCGGTGTGCAGAGGAGGGAATGTTGGGATCAGACACCGGAATTACGTCTATTCTCCCGTCAAAGTCCTGTTTGAACACCTGACGGTCTCCTCCCACCACCTCGTAGGGGTAAGCTGGGGGTAGGAAGTCATAGTTTATCTGGGCAAGTACCTCAAATTCATCCTTCTGTGCCTTGTGTAACCGCTTGTGTATGGCAGAGAAGAACTTTGAAGAGGCTTCTAGCAGGGCCATGGTGGTTCCCACGGGTCCTGAGTTGTTAGAATCTGCAATGATCTGCTCTGTGGAATCTGCAAACTTCTGTCCTGCGCCTATGACAAACTGCATCATGGCCATCAGGGTCTGAGAAGGTTCTTTATAGGGAAGTGTGATGATGGCCTTGTTCAGATCAATGCCTGTGCTCTCCACTTCTTTGAACTCACCGGGAGATATGGGGTCATTGTCACCTACGAGCCTGACACCTCTGGCCTTAAACCCTCCGGGGAGGTTGGCAAACTGGCCAGCGTCCACCAGAGAACGCATGGCAGTGGTAGCTGTCATGGTCAGGTTACCTAGGAAGTGAATAAGACCAAGACCATAAAAACCAAAACCCGGGACATACTTGTAGTGAATGAAGTGATCCTTCTTTTGTTTCTTGGGATCATTCTCTACATAGTTTCTTCTGATGGAAAGAACCTTTTTGCTCTTCTCTTCTATGGTTACAATGTAAGGGTCAGCAATACCATCCGGGTTGTCAAAGGGTTCTGGAAGATCTAGGTAGCAGTGTTGCTCCAGAAGAACGT